TGATAGATTGAAAAATGCCGCGGCTACTAAAAAACTAGCTATATTTGACGCATTTGAAATACTTAACAGAATTCAAGAAGAAGAAAACATGCTTGAGGGTAAAGCACCTGAAGAGACAGAGAAAAAAGTCTTTAAAGGATTCGCGGAAGGTAGATCTAAGTAATGTACAAGCAAAGTTTAGTTAACACGGTTGAGCCAATAAAGAAAACTACTATTACCAGAATGAACAGAGGTAAGAAGTGGAAATATGGTTACAATAAAGAACACGATTTAATAGTATTATCTCACAATGGAGTTATAGGAGAAATAATAGAAATACAAAATTTAATTATAGCGCTGCCGAAACCACCTAAAGAAGTATACAAGCATCCAAAGAATAAATGGGTTAAACAGGAGTATCCTAAAGAGCTCGAAAGGATCAAAAACATATTCGATTGGAGGGGTTACCCGGAAAACAGCAAAGAAAAATGGTACGATTACATAGACAGAGAATTTAAACGACGAGAGGAGGGGTTCTGGTTTATGAATAATGGTAAACCAACCTGGGTAACCGGTACGCACTATATGTATTTACAATGGAGTAAAATTGATGTTGGAGCACCAGATTATAGAGAGTCAAATAGATTATTTTATATATTTTGGGAGGCTTGTAAGGCGGATACTAGATGTTATGGTATGTGCTACCTTAAAAACCGTAGGTCAGGTTTTTCTTTCATGTCTTCGGCTGAAACTGTTAATTTAGCTACTATATCAAGTGATAGTAGATATGGTATATTATCAAAGAGTGGTAACGATGCTAAGAAAATGTTTACAGATAAAGTTGTTCCTATATCTATCAACTACCCTTTCTTTTTTAAACCTATTCAAGATGGTATGGATAGACCTAAGTCAGAGTTAGCGTATAGAGTTCCCGCAAGTAAATTTACGCGAAAAAAAATAATAGACAACCAACAACTTGAGGAGATTAAAGGTTTAGATACTACTATTGATTGGAAAAACACTGGAGATAACAGTTACGACGGAGAAAAACTAGCCTTATTAGTACACGACGAAAGCGGTAAATGGGAAAGACCAGATAATATACTAAACAACTGGAGAGTTACAAAAACATGTTTAAGGCTAGGTAGTAGAATAGTTGGCAAGTGTATGATGGGGTCAACTTCAAACGCACTAGATAAAGGAGGTGATAATTTTAAAAAACTATATAACGACTCGGATGTTACAGAAAGAAACCGTAATGGACAAACAAAATCTGGTTTATATTCTTTGTTTATCCCAATGGAATGGAACTATGAAGGATTTATTGATGAACATGGATATCCAGTATTCGATAATCCAGATCATGATGTCTTCGGACCAGACGGTGAACTAATTGATATTGGAATAATAGAGCATTGGGAAAACGAAGCTGATGGATTGAAACAAGATCAAGACGGGTTAAATGAATTTTACAGACAGTTTCCTAGAACTACTGAGCACGCGTTTAGAGACGAAACTAGAAACTCTATATTTAATCTAGTAAGAATATATGATCAAATAGATTACAACGATGGTAGAGGGGTTAGCGTTAACACAGGTAACTTTCAGTGGGTTAACGGAATTAAAGATACGCAGGTTATATTTTACCCTGACCCAAAAGGTAGATTTAAAGTGTCTTGGGTTCCGCCTCAACATGTGCAAAACAAAATAGTTCTTAAAAACGGTATTAAATATCCGGCAAATGAACACATGGGTGCTTTTGGTTGTGATAGTTACGATATATCAGGAACCGTAGATAGAAGAGGATCAAATGGAGCTTTACATGGACTAACTAAGTTTAGCATGGAAGACGCTCCACCTAATCATTTTTTCCTAGAATATGTAGCAAGACCACAAACGGCCGAGATATTTTTTGAAGATGTTTTAATGGCTTGTGTTTTTTATGGTATGCCAATATTATGTGAGAATAATAAACCTAGATTGTTGTATCATTTTAGAAGAAGAGGATATAGAGGTTACTCTATGAATAGACCAGATAAAACTTGGAACAAATTATCTGTTACAGAAAAAGAAATAGGTGGGATACCTAATTCAAGCGAAGATATAAAACAAGCCCACGCAGCCGCTATAGAAATGTATATACAACAATACGTTGGAGATTTAGGAAATCAAAGTTGGGGATCAATGTATTTTAATAGAACGCTTAACGATTGGGCTAAATTCGATATAACAAAAAGAACAAAGTTTGACGCTTCTATAAGTTCTGGATTAGCTATTATGGCTTGCAACAGAAACTTATACGCTCCAAACGCAAAAATTGAAAAGCAGTCTATAAGCTTAAACGTAGGACGTTACCAAAACAAAGGTAACTCATCAAGATTAATTAAAGAATAATATGAGAAGAAACACGAACTTCCCAAGTCAAGTAGTTAGCGATAAAGAAAAACTAGGTAAAGAGTACGGTTTAAAAGTTGCTCAAGCTATAGAAAATGAATGGTTTAATGACTCTGGATATAATAATAATAGGTATTTAACTGATACTAACAATTTTCACAAGCTACGTTTGTATGCTAGAGGAGAACAATCTATTCAAAAATATAAAGATGAGTTATCTATAAACGGTGACTTAAGTTATTTAAACTTAGATTGGAAGCCAGTTCCAATTATACCTAAGTTTGTTGATATTGTGGTAAACGGAATGACCGAAAGATTGTTTAAGGTTAACGCTTATTCTCAAGATCCGTTTGGAGTTGAAAAACGAACTAAATACATGGAGTCTATACAAAAAGATATGGACACAGCTGAGTTTAATGATATGGCTCAGAATTTAATGAACATGGATCTTTACAAAAATAAAAAAGAAGATCTACCTGAAAACGAAGACGAACTAGCCTTACACATGCAGCTAAACTACAAGCAAGCTGTTGAGATAGCGGAAGAACAAGCTATAGATGTTTTACTTAGGGGTAATAGATATAATTTAACTAAAAAAAGGTTATATTACGATTTAACGGTTTTAGGAATAGCTGCTTCAAAAACTTCTTTTAACAAATCAGAGGGCGTGACTATAGATTATGTTGACCCAGCTAATTTAATTTATTCTTATACGGATTCACCTTACTTTGAAGACGTGTACTACGTAGGTGAGGTAAAAGAAATACCTATTAACGAGCTAATAAAGCAATTTCCTGATTTAACAGAAGAAGACTTAGAAGATATTGATAAAAACAACTATAAAGGAAGAACTAGAGCCGGAAGACAAAAACCCTACGATCAAGACAAAAACAAAGTAACCGTTCTTTATTTTAATTATAAAACTTTTATGAGTGAAGTTTATAAAATGAAAGAAACAGGAACTGGAGGAGATAAGGCTATAGAAAAAGACGATACGTTTAACCCACCTGAAAACAAAGAAGGTGGGTTTGGAAAATTAGATAGAAAAATAGAGTGTTTATACGAAGGCGCTATGTTACTAGGAACTGACAAGCTATTGAAGTGGGAAATGGCAAGAAACATGATGCGTTCTAAAAGTGACTTTACAAAAGTTAAAATGAATTACTCTATAGTGGCTCCTAGAATGTACAACGGTAAAATAGAGTCACTTGTAAGCAGGATAACTGGTTTTGCTGACATGATACAGCTTACTCACTTAAAACTACAACAGGTGATGTCTAGAATGGTTCCTGATGGAATCTATTTAGACGCTGACGGCTTGGCTGAGGTTGATTTAGGTAATGGAACTAATTACAACCCGCAAGAAGCGTTAAACATGTTTTTTCAAACAGGTAGTATTATAGGTAGAAGTTTTACTTCTGATGGAGATCAAAACCCTGGAAAAATACCAATACAAGAAATACCTAGTGGCGGTGGTCAAAAAATGCAAAGTTTAATTGGTACTTATAATTATTATTTGCAAATGATTAGAGACACAACAGGGTTAAACGAAGCTAGAGATGGTAGTACTCCAGACGAAAGGTCTTTAGTTGGCGTACAAAAGATGGCCGCAGCTAATTCCAACACAGCTACAAGACATATATTAAACGCAGGATTATTTTTATCAGCAGAAGTTTGCGAAGCATTATCACTGAGAATATCTGATATTATAGAGTACTCCCCGACAAAAGATGCTTTTGTACAAGCTATTGGAGCTCATAACGTAGCTACATTAGAAGAGATGTCACAGTTACATTTATATGATTTTGGTATATTTTTAGAGTTAGAACCAGACGAAGAGCAAAGACAGTTATTAGAAAATAATATACAAGGAGCTTTATCGCAACAAAGTATAGATTTAGAAGATGCTATTGATCTTAGAGAAATTAAAAATGTAAAACTAGCAAATCAACTTTTAAAACTTAGAAGAAAAAAGAAACAACAAAAAGAGCAGCAAATGGCTCAAGAAAATATGAAAGCTCAAGCAGACGCAAACGCTCAACAACAACAAGCAGCGGCTCAAGCTGAAATTCAAAAACAAAATGCTTTAGTTCAAAGCCAAGTGCAAATAGAGCAAGCTAAAGCAAAAATGAAACAACAAACATTGCAAGTTGAAGCCGATGTTAAAAAGATGTTAATGGATCATGAGTTTGAAATAAACATGAAACTTAAAGGCATGGATATTGAGTCTAATAGAGAAAAAGACAACACGAGAGAGAACAGGCAAGATCTTAGACAACAAATGAGTGGTGAGCAACAAAAAGATTTAATGAGAGAAAGAGAGCAATCAAAAGAAAAACCATTTGAATCCGCTGGAAACGACGTTGTTGGTGGAGGAATGAGATTAGGAGCGTTTGATCCTAAATAAACAAACAAATTATTAATTATTATTATATTATATTATGGAAGAAAACAAAAAAGAAGAGGTAGTCGAAAAGACTCCTGAGCAACCAACGGTAGATGAAACTGTTGAAAAGCTAAAGGTTAAAAAGCCTAAAAAGAAAAAGTTTGAAGAAACACCTGAAGTAGTAAAGGTAGATCTTAACGAGTTAAAAGAAAAAGCTGAAGAAATAATCAAAGTTGATTTATCTAATCCAGTTGAAGAAGTAAAAACTCCAGAAGATATTAAAGTTCCTGAAGAACCAAAAACAACAGAAGAAACTCCAGTTATAGAAGAAGTTACTAACGAGGCAGAAGAAGTTGCTGAAATAGTAGAAGAAAAAATTATTGAATCTATAGAAACTGGCGTAGAGTTACCCGAAAACGTTCAAAAGCTAATGAGCTTTATGGAGGAAACAGGTGGGGATTTAAACGACTACGTGAAACTTAATAAAGATTATTCTGGAATGGACAACCAAACTTTATTAAAAGAATATTACAACACAACAAAACCTCATTTAGAATCTGACGAAGTAGATTTTATTATGGAAGATAAATTTTCGTATGACGAAGAGGTAGATGAGGAAAAAGATATTAGAAGAAAAAAATTAGCTTTGAAGGAGCAAGTTGCCGAAGCAAAGCAACACTTGGAAAGTGTAAAATCCAAATACTATGAAGATATCAAAATGGGCTCAAAGCTTACGAGTGAGCAACAGGGCGCAATTGATTTTTTCAACAGATACAACAAGGAATCAGAGGCAAATCAGAAAGTACAGAAACAAGCTAAATCAACATTTTTAAATAAAACTGAAAACGTGTTTAACGATAAGTTCAAAGGTTTTGAATATGAAGTCGGGGACAAAAGATATAGGTTTAACGTAAAAAATACTGATGATGTAAAACAAACTCAAAGTGACATTAATAACTTTGTCAAGAAGTTCTTGAACAAAGATAATCAAATGGAAGACGCTAGGGGTTATCACAAAGCTTTGTATACTGCTATGAATTCTGATGCTATTGCTAATCACTTTTACGAACAAGGTAAAGCTGACGCGTTGAAAAACAGCGTCGCAAAATCTAAAAACATCGATATGGATCCTCGACAGTCACATGGAGGGGTTATTGATAGTGGTGGAATGAAGTTTAAAGTGCTTGGTGAAAACGCTAATGATTACAAATTTAAAATTAAAAAGAAAAAATAACAAATTTAAAAATTAAAAATTATGGCAATTACAAATGGTGCGTTGTTGAATAAGGTGCCTTCACCACAACAGCAAACATTAGCTACTAATTATATCGACTTCGCAGGAGGATCGACAGGTTGGGAGCAACAATATTTACCAGATCTAATGGAGAAAGAAGCTGAAGTTTTCGGACCGAGAACTATTTCAGGTTTCTTATCACAAGTTGGAGCTGAAGAGTCTATGACGGCTGACCAAGTAGTTTGGTCTGAGCAATCAAGATTGCATATTTCATACGTAGGTACAGTAGCTACGGCTGGTGATACTAACGGTACGTTTACAGTTGTAACTGATATCGATGGTTCTGCTGACGGTGAAAATGGTTTCGCTGTAGCATCTCACGGTGTTAGAGTTAATGATATCGTGCTTATCGCTACCGCTGGTATCGTTACAAAATGTTTAGTAGTAGAAACTCCAGCTTCGGCTGTTATATCAGTTGAGCCTTACGATAAAGCTACTTTAGCTGGTCACGCTACAACAGCTAGTGGATCAAGAATATTAGTTATAGGTTCTGAGTACGGTAAGGGACAATCTTACTCTGATATTACTGGTGCGAACGCTGCTGACAAAAGAACGGCATTAACGCCAACTTTCAAGTCTTACAGCAACAAGCCAATTATCATGAAAGATTACTACGAGATCTCTGGATCTGATGCTTCTCAAGTTGGTTGGGTTGAAGTTTCAGGTGAAGAAGGTCAAAATGGTTACTTATGGTACTTAAAAGCTGAAGGTGATACTAGAGCTAGATTTACTGATTACTTAGAGATGAGTATGTTGGAAGCTGAAAAAACACTAGCTGCTTCTATTATTGGTTTTGGTGCTGACGGTCAAATTAGAGGTGCTGCTGACGCTGGGTTAAACGGTGCTGGTACTGAAGGTTTATTCGCTGCTATCGAATCAAGAGGTAATGTTACTTCTGGTGTTACTGGTGTTAACGCTGCGACTGATTTAGCTGAATTTGATGCTATCTTAGCTGAGTTTGATAAGCAAGGTGCTATTGAAGAAAACATGATGTTCGTAAACAGAGCTACTTCGTTAGCAATGGACGACATGTTAGCTTCTATGAATTCTTACGGAGCTGGAGGTACTTCTTACGGAGTATTCGACAACGAAGAAGATATGGCGTTAAACTTAGGTTTCTCTGGATTTAGAAGAGGTTCTTATGACTTCTATAAGTCTGACATGAGATACTTAAATGACAAAGCTACAAGAGGTGGAATAAATGAAATCGCAGGTAGCGCAGCTATCAGAGGGGTTATTGTTCCAGCTGGAGTATCAACTGTTTATGACCAATCTTTAGGAAAGAACCTTAAGAGACCATTTTTACACGTTAGATATAGAGCTTCACAAACTGACAATAGAAAAATGAAGACTTGGGTTACTGGTTCTGTAGGAGCTACTACATCTGCTTTAGATGCGATGCAAATACACTACTTGTCTGAGAGATGTTTAGTTACACAAGGTGCTAACAATTTCATGTTAATGAAATAAGCATTTATTATATTAAAAGACCGGGGCTTCGGCCTCGGCCTTTTATTTTATTAATTTTATTATATATTATATTATGGCAAAAAAAGAAATAGCAACTAAAGAAGTTGCACCGGTTGTAGAACAACCAAAAGAAACATGGGAAGTAAAAGATAGAATGTACTATTTAAAAGGCGGTAAAAAACCGTTATCCCGAAGTATTAAATCCGCGAACTTATACTGGTTTGACGAAGAAAAAGGATTTGAAAGAGAAATAAAATATTGTGAAAACCAAAGAACACCATTTGTAGATGAAATGCAGGGTGATCAAAGATTATCGCATATAGTTTTTAGATCTGGAATGTTAATGGTACCAAAAGAAAAAACAATTTTACAAAAGTTCTTATCTTTATATCATCCAGATAGAGACGTTATGTTTTACGAAGACAAACCAGTAGCAAGAGCAGAAAATCATTTAGATTGGTTAGAGTTTGAAATAGCAGCTATGAACGCAGCGAACAATCTAGATATTGATATGATGGAAGCTATCATGCGTGTTGAGATCGGATCTGAGGTATCTAAGATGAGTTCTAAGGAACTTAAAAGAGATTTACTGTTATTTGCTAAGAAAAGTCCAAAACTATTCTTAGAATTAGTAACAGATGAAAATATAGGATTAAGAAACATAGCGGTAAAAGCTTGCGAAGCTTATATTGTAGAGTTATCACAAGACCAAAGAACTTTTAGTTGGAAATCAACAGGTAGAAAACTAATGACAGTTCCATTTGAAGAAAATCCTTATTCAGCTTTAGCCGCTTGGTTTAAGACTGACGAAGGTGTTGAGATTTATTCTCAAATAGAAAAACGATTAAAATAATAATCACTTGTAGATGCAGTCGCTCTACGGGGCGATTGCAAATACAAAATAAAAATATATATGGCGATAAGTATAGATACGGTATATCAAAGAGTTTTAGCTATAGCTAATAAAGAACAAAGAGGATATATAACTCCACAAGAATTTAATCTGATGGCTAACCAGGCTCAGTTATCTATATTTGAATCTTATTTTTACGATAAGAACGTTAGAGAAAGAGTAGATCCAGAAGCTAACAAACCTGGATTTGCAGAAGTAGAAGATATATCAGAGTTAATATCAAAAAAATTAGATCCGTTCACAACTATAGCTACGGTTACAGGTGGAGATACTTACCCAACTAATTACCAAACAGGAAAAATATTTTTTGGAAACAGAGAATGCGTTAAAGTTGATAGAAACCACCTTACTCTTTTAGCTAACCAAGCTCTTTCTATTAGACATTCTCAATACGCACCTTCTGTAACACCAGTTTACATGGATAGTGAAACGAATGGAGATGATATTGAAGTTTACCAAGGTAACACAACTAAAAAAACCTCAGGTGTAACATGTGAGATCGTAACTAAACCAGCTACAGTAGCTTGGGGATATGTTGTTGTAAACGAACAAGCTTTGTACAATAGTAACACCTCTACTGATTTTGCACTACATGATGCGGAAGAAGATAGTTTAGTATTTAAAATATTAGAATTAGCTGGGATTATAATCAACAAGCCTGGGTTAGTGCAAATAGTAGGAGGAAAGAACCAGGAAGAATCTCAAAAACAAAAACAATAATAAATGGCTATAATAAGAAACCCCCAAGGAACTTACTACGCAGACGCTGGAGATCATGGTAGTTATCAATTTATAAGTTTAACAGAAATTATAGATTCATTTAGAGCTACTTATGTAGGACCAGGTAAAATTTGTGAAAACGTAATCGATAATGACATTACGTTTTTTGCTATAAGAGGTATGCAAGAACTAAGTTACGATACTTTAAAGTCAACTAAAGATTGGGAAATTGAAGTTCCGGCAACTTTAGTTATGGTGATGCCTGTAGATTATATTAACTATGTTAAATTATCTTGGTCAGATGGCTCTGGTATAGAGCATGTAATATACCCAACATCAAAAACTTCAAACCCACGAGATATTACAGAAACAGTGAGAGACGCGGGTGGTTTTGCAACCGGTGGCGCTAGTGTTGATTTAACGTCCGATGAACTATCTGATACTTGGGATAAGTTCAAATCTATAAGCCCATCACCAGCTTCTCAAAGTGAATTTGATTATGATGACAACGTGTACGATTTAAACACTGGTCAAAGATTTGGTATTGACCCACAACACGCTCAAACAAACGGTAGTTTTTATATAGATGACGAGCAAGGTAAGTTTCACTTTAGTTCTAATTTATCTGGAAAAACATTGATATTGAAATATATTAGTGACGGTATAGTTACCAACGCTGAAGATAACGCATTAGATTTAAGCGCTTCAAAAATACATAAGTTTGCTGAAGAAGCAATATACAAATACATGGCATACGGATTATTAAGCGCTAGAAACGATAGTAATCCAAACATGGTACAAATGTTAAAAAAAGAAAGATTTGCAGAACAAAGAAAAGCTAAATTAAGATTATCAAATATTAAAATAGAGGAGTTAGCTCAAATAATGAGAGGTAAGTCTAAATGGATCAAACACTAATTAAATGGCGGAAATAAAAAGAACCTTCTCTGCTTCTAAAATGAACAAGGATATTGACGAAAGACTTGTTCCTAAAGCCGAGTATAGAGACGCGTTAAATATAGAGGTAAATACTTCGGAGGGTGACGATGTTGGAACCGTACAAAGTATTCTTGGTAATTCAATCGTAACTACTCGCGTTCCTTCTATTGGAACAGGTGTTACTGAAAACAGCCAGTGCGTTGGCTCTATATCAGATACTAAAAACGATAAAATATATTGGTTTGTTGCTGGCCCAACAGGTGGAGTAACAACAGACAATGTTACTATTTGGAAAGATTATATATTAGAATACGATATTCAAAATGAAGTGTCTAAATATGTGTTTGTTGATATATGGAAAGTAAGAACTTTATCTCCCGCTACAAGTTCTGCGTCTGACGGTTTTGCTTACGCTCCTGAGATGAGTAATGTTGAAAACTTTAACAACATTGGTATCAGGCTAGGTATGAAAATAAAATCATATCCAGTCCCAAATGCAAATGATAATTACGAAGTAACAGATATACAATTTGACTCAGGAAATAACAGGTGGAAAATACTACACGGATCACCGCTTTATACAAGTGGTTTTGCTGTTCCAGGAACTAACCAGGCTGTAACTTACGAAAGTGAAAGAATACTAAACTTTCAACCGGCTTATGGTTCTATACCAGCTAGATATATTACAGGAATAAACATATTAGACGGTATGTTATTTTGGACAGACAACGCTACAGAGCCTAAAAAAATAAATATTGAAAGAAGCATAAAAGGAACCGGTGGAGATAATTATTTAAAAGGAGTTACTAACGCTGCTGTAACAGGTGGTTTTGCTAACGCTGTCACTACAAGTACCGACCATACTTTTAATGGTGACAATGCTCACTTTCACACTAGGTTAGTAACGTCAAAAGACGGGGTTAATTTAGTAACGGCAACAAACAGGTTAAAACAGAAAGCTATCTGGATCAAAGAAGAAAATATAACTGTTCTAAGAAAACCTCCTCACACACCTCCCTACTTACAAATGTCTAGCACGGAGTCACAACGAGTACATCCTACTACTGGGGCTCCAAGTGTAGTTTCTAGCTTGTTAACTACTCCTCCAAATAATACTTTTGGTAGGACTAACGCTACTACTGGTGTTACTACTCTAATGGAAACTGGGAACATAGGTACAATATCTTTTGATGTACCTGTAGACTTTAGAGTTGGGGATGTTATAATGGTAACAAACGACTTAACTTTAAATATAGATAGTTTTACTCAATCAGAAGTTAAAATAAGAATAACATCAATACCATCTGGAACACAACCACAAACTGGTGTTTATGGTTTTATGATTTTAGGTATATCACCTAATTTAGGTGAGGGTTTTCAAAACTTTCAAGTAAGACTACAAAAGAGAAAATCTTTATTTGAAATGAAGTTTGTTAGATTTGCTTATAGATACAAATATAAAGACGGAGAATACTCCGCTATATCACCTTGGTCTGAGTTAGCATTTTTACCAAACAACTATGATTACGCTCCTAAGCAAGGTTATAACTTAGGAATGGTTAATCAAGTTAGAAGTTTAAGAATTACAGATTACGTTGTAGAAGACTCCGCAAAAGGACACGATGTAATTGAAATAGATATACTATTTAAAAAAGAAGAGTCTCCAAATATATACACCGTTAAAACAATAAAACAAACAGACCCACATCCTGTTTGGCCAGATTCGTTTACTTACTCTTCCGCTAGAGGATCACTTGAAATAGAATCAGAACTAATACATGCTTTACTTGACAAAGATCAATTAATAAGACCTTGGGATAACGTGCCTATTAAAGCAAAGGCGCAGGATATAACAGCTAATAGATTAGTTTATGGTAACTACGTTCAAAACTACGATATAACAGATGGCGCTACTCAAATAACGCCTGACATAGAAGTTTCTTTAGAAAGTTCTTTAGGTGATTTAGCTCAAGCCGTTGAAACAAACAATTCAATTAGTACGTTGTTTCCTGTTCCAAGTAAATCGGTTAAATCAATGAGAACATATCAAGTAGGTGTTGTTTACAGAGATAAATTAGGTAGAGAAACACCTGTTTTAGCTGGCGATCCTATAAACAGCACTATTGAAATTGACAAAGAGGAAGCTTTTAAATATAATAAACTTACAGCAAGATTATCATCTGAACGTCCAGACTGGGCTGAGTCTTGGAAATTTTTTGTAAAAGAAACTTCAAGCGAGTATTATAGTTTAGCTATGGATCGTTGGTACGAAGCTAGAGATGGTAACGTATGGTTATCATTTCCTTCTGCTGAAAGAAACAAAGTAGATGAAGACACGTTTTTAATTCTTAAAAAACAACACACTACAAGCGTGCCGGTGCGAGAGTCTGCTAGATACAAAGTAATAGCTATAGAAAACGAAGCTCCTGAGTATATTAAAAGAAACACAAAGATAATAGCGACAATTCAAAACGATAATACATCTGGGTCTCTTATAAGTGCCACGTCAGCGGGTTTTCCATTTGTTGATTTTTCTCAATTTAGAGTAAGCACAGCGTTATTTTTATCAGAAATGTTTTCAACTGAAAGCGCTACTGGTGGCACGCAAATGGACGCGGAAGTTAGAGACGCTATGCACAATGGTTTTCTTTTTGTTAAATTTACTAGCAATACCGTGGATAGTTCTTATTACAAGATATCAAATGTTGTAACACAAACCCCAACTGTTTCAGAAATAAAAATAGATGGAACGTTCGGAGAAGACATGCGAGCTTTCTGTCCAACTCAAGTGGTAGGAGGTATTGTAGCGGGAATAACAGTCACGTTTGCTACTAAAATACCTGAAAACAAAGCAGAGTTTGACGGTAGGTTTTTTGTAAAAATACTAGGTGATCTAACGTTAAGTGAAAATGTTTTGGCTTTTGCTGGAACAGGAGTTGATCAATGGCGGGTTGCAGGCGCAATGTCTTCTTATTATATACATTACGAAAAAATGGACGATGGAGTTGCTCCTGTAGCAGGTAGAACACACGATGGAGTTAATCCTACTAACACTGCTCAAGGTAATGTTACTGAACTAATAAACTCTAAAGGAAATGGAGCAAACGCAACGTACCATTTTTTACCTAAAGATAGAACACAAAGTCAAGTTCAATCATATAATGATTCTGGTGTAGGTGGAATTTTTGGTGGTGACAAAGACGATCGTAAAGAAGCTCTTTCTCAATGGTGGATTGCTTTTGGACCTGGTTGGTTTATTGATAGCGCTGTAACAGCGAACGAAGACGCCGATACAGTTGAATATATATCAGACAAAAATGATTGGCCTAATGTAGGTGATATTGCAAACGGAACGCATGGTATTTTTGATCTCACAGCGGGTATGCCTGGTTTTAACACCCAAGGTTTTGTAGGAGCAGGTAAGGGATTGTCACTGAGTTTTTCAGGTATAGGGTTAACTGGTAGTAATCGAGATAATAATTATGATGGAACTAACCCTAGATGGGACGTTGGAGGAACTGTAAATACAGATGAAAATGATACAATGTCTTTTTTACGATCAACAGGAACACAATTTAGATTTTCAGAAGATCCAGACGGTACGGTATATACTATTCGGGATATTAGCATTCTCCAAGATAGGCATAATTATGACGCAAAACAAAACACAGGACTAAATTATTCTGGAGCGAATGACGCTTATAGAGATGGAGCTAATCATCGATTAACTTTAAAGCTTATTGTAGAAACAACGGACCCTGACACTGGTAACCAAGTTGGTATCGGACAGATTGGTCAAAGGTACAATCCTACTGACGCAACTAATAGTAATGGAAATTGGACAGCGGCTTCTAGTAGTTCCCCTGTTAGAATAGAGTTTGTTGAACCTTTTTCTCCAGACGAAGAAATGCCTTCAACAGTTAACTCTGCGGTTTGGGAAACAGAACCAAAAGAAAACGTTGAATTAGATATATATTACGAAGCAACGCCAGCTTACCCTGTAAGTATAGATTTTAAAACAAATGAGCAATACGCAAAGTACGGTAGTATAGTTAGAAATGAAACCACGCCTTTTACTTCTACTGGAGTGGTATTAAACGCTTGGAGTGATTTAAGAGCAGCGATAAGTTCGTCACAATCGTGGAACGATAATGATGTAATTTCATTTGAAGCTCCAGACGGTGGTATCACTAGATTAAGAGCTGATGGAACTGATAGCGGGCAATCTATATTATTCAAAAATACACCTCACGAGCAAACGGTAACCCTTCCTTATTCAAACTGTTATTCTTTTCAAAACGGAGTTGAATCAAATAGAATAAGAGATGATTACAACGCTGTTTTTATTAGAAACGGAGTAAAGGCCTCTGCTGTTTTAGCTAAGCATTACGAGCAAGAAAGAAGAGGAGCTGGATTGATACATTCTGGAATATATAATTCTACTAGTGGGATAAATGAAACTAATCAATTTATACAAGGTAATCCAATAACTAAAGACTTAAACCCTAGACACGGTTCGATACAAAAGTTATTTAACAGAGGTAACGACATAGCTGTTATTACGGAAGATAAATGCTTTAAAGTAGTCTCAGATAAAGACATGTTATTTAACGCTGACGGTAGTTCTCAGTTGATATCTAAGAAAAAAGTTCTTGGAGCCGCAGTTCCTTACGCTGGAGACTTTGGAACTACCAACCCAGAGTCTTTCGCGCAAGACAACTTTAGATCTTA